TCGCGTGGCGAGTCCTTGATGCCCAATATTTCGGAGTGGCCCAACGCCGCAGACGTGTGTTCGTTGTCGCAAGTGCTAGAGACGACTTCAATCCCGCAGAGGTTCTTTTTGAGTTCGAGGGCGTGCGCAGGGATACTGCGCCGAGCAGAGAATCGAGGGAAAGTTCTGCCGCCAGCATTGAATCAAGCGTTGACTCAAATGGCTTGCAGAGAACAGTAGGAACTTTGTGCGCTGACAGTCACCCTGGCGCATACAGTGGACAGGATGCTTACACGGGGCGGTTGATTCCGCAACCTATTGGTTTTGAAAACAGCCGCCGTGATGGTGTTAGACTTTATGACGATGTAAGCAATACGCTTCAAGCGTTTGCTGGTACTGGCGGTGGTAATGGGCCAATGGTTTCACAGCCAATAGCTTTTCCTTCTACGATGTCTGGCACTCAGCACGCAAGCGCGGAAGATGTTGCACCATCTATGGGTGCTAAAAATGCTACAGCTGTGGCATATTCATTTGACAGTTTGTCAAGCAACAGCATGAAGTCAAGTAATCCAAACAGTGGATGCGGCACTGTAAACATTGCAAGATCACTTGATACTTCAAGAGGTCTTGACCCATCTTGCAATCAAGGTGGCATAGGCATCATACAAACAGCATATTCCATTCGAGAAGATGCCAAAGCCAATACTTTTAGTGCCACACCACTTGAAGTGTCTACATGTGTTGGATCACTTGTGCCAAGTGTGCAAAGCCATCATGCCCAAACATTTGTGGCAAATCCTATAGCTGTGCGCAGACTAACACCTACAGAGTGCGAGCGCCTGCAAGGCTTTCCCGATGGATATACCAACATACCTTGGCGTAAGGCGGCTGAGTCACCTGATGGGCCACGGTATAAGGCTTTGGGTAATTCATGGGCTGTGCCAGTTGTGGCATGGATTGGTAAACGAATTCAAGAGAGAATAACAACATGAGCAATTTAACTTCTATTTTCCCCAACGGTTTCGCCGCCGCAACAGAAAGCCAAGACCTGATCAACCCAGAAGAAGCATTTCGCCGTCATTGCGAGGCTGCTGGCTTGTTGATCAAAGACCAGATCATTGCTGACGGTGAAATCCATCGTGTATCACATGTATCTAGCAAAAAGGGTGCGCTTGATGGTTGGTATATCTTGCACACCAGTGGCAAAGTGCCGGTAGGTATTGCTGGCTGTTGGAAAGAACCAGTGTTTGAATCCAAGTGGGTGGCAGACACTGGCAGAACCATGTCGTTCACCGAGCGCTTTGAGCATGACAAGTGGGTGGCTGAAGTCAAGGCCAAGAAAGATGCAGACAGACTGGCATCTCAGGCGGTGGCTGCCGAGCGTGCAGAGGATGAGGTGGGAACGTATGCTGATGCAAGCAATGACCATCCATACCTTGTGCGCAAGCACGTCAGCGCCAACGGGATCAAGATTGATCGTGCAGGCAGACTGGTTGTGCCGGTGATCAATCAGGCAGGCGAGATATTGTCGTACCAAACCATTGATGCAGATGGCAATAAGAGGTTCTTGAAGGGCGGCAAGATTGAAGGCGGGTTCTACGAATTGCGTGGTAACCGAAAGATTGTGTTTATTGGTGAGGGCTTTGCCACATGCGCGTCCATCCATGAGGCAACGGGTTACACCGTGCTTGTGGCGTTTGATTGTGGCAATCTGGCCAAAGTGGCCAAGAGCGCCAAAGAGATGTTCCCAGGCTCAAAGATCGTGATCGGTGCAGACAATGATCAGTTCACCGAAGGCAACCCTGGCGTGACTAAGGGCAGAGCAGCTGCGGCGCTTGTGTTTGGTGAGATTGTGTACCCATCATTCTCAGACTCAGACATGGTGGACAACAAGCCTACAGACTTCAATGACCTTCATTGCCTGCAAGGCTTGGATGCCGTCAAAGAGCAGATCGAGCGCGTGGCCGGCCCAATGCGTGACAAACTGGCGTTTGAATTCAGTCGCGCAGACAGCCTGCAACTGACGCAAATCAAGTGGATCGTGGATGATTACATTGAAGCAGACTCGCTGGCGCAAGTGTTCGGTGATCCAGGCGGGGGTAAGTCCTTCGTCAGCATTGACATTGCCTGCTGTGTGGCGACTGGCCGTGCATGGCATGGCCATGAAGTCAAGCAAGGCAGCGTGTTCTACATTGCCGGCGAAGGCCACAACGGTTTAGCTAGGCGGTTCAAGGCATGGCAGATCGGTAACGGCCAAACCTTAGACGGTGCGCCGTTGTACAAAAGCCACCGTGCGGCGCAGTTGTATGACGCCACAGAGGCTGCGGTGGTGGCTGAGTCAATTAAAGAGCTGTCTGCGCAGGCCGGAACCATTCCATCCATGATCATCATTGACACCTTGGCCAGAAACCACGGCGGCGATGAAAACAGCACCCAAGACATGAATGCGTTCATTCAGCACCTTGACACCTACTTGCGCCAACCGTGGAACTGCTGCGTTCTGGTGGTGCATCACTCTGGCGTGGCTGACAAGGATCGTAGCCGTGGATCGACAGCCCTAAAGGGCGCGTTGGATGCGGAATACCGATGCCAGCTGGATTCGGGAACCAAGACCATAGCGTTTGAATCCAAGAAAATGAAGGATGCAGAGATGCCTGCACCTAAGAACTTTCAGATCACGCAAGTTGATTTGCCAATCCAAGACAAGCATGGCCTGCCAGTCAAGGGTGCATATCTGACTTCTGTCGACATATCAGGGATGATGGATAACATCCAAAAGCGTGTCATTCTGTCAGGCAACCAGCGCATCGCGTTGAACTGCCTGGTGGCCATCGAAGCCAAGCGGGCCAGCGATGGAATCCAAGGATTTGCCGCAATGGTGGACTATGACGAGTGGCGTGATTCGGCCAAAGAACATGGGCTAAACGCCAGGCGATTCAAAGAATGCGTGGAAGCACTGATCAAGAAAAACATGGTTTTTGAGAATTCGGGTGTGTACCGAACTGTACCGAAATGTACCGAAATCGGTACAGAACGTACAGAGGCTTGATGTACCGAAGCATGTACCGAAATGTACCGAAACGTACCGAAATGTACCGAAGCAAACCCCCTGTGGTGTACCGAAACGTACCGAACGTGTCTATAGACACGTTCAGGTTCGGTACAAAAAGGGTTTCGGTACATACCGTCGGATTTTGGGGTGGTTTTGATCGGGTTGGGTTATGGACATGATTGAAGTTGAAATGGACATGAAAATTGTCAGTGTGGCCAACATGCGGTTGCATTGGGCGGCCAAAGCACGGTTGGTTAAAACCCAAAGGCAAAAGACTAAGAACGCCTTGGCGGCTGTTGCGCAGTCTTTTGGGGTTGATGTATTGCCGGTCACTGTGGTGTTGACTAGGGTGGCTCCTAGGCGCTTGGATGGGGATAATCTTCAGTCTGCGTTTAAAGCGGTCAGAGACGGCGTTGCTGACTGGCTTGGCATCGATGACGGCAGCTCGATGATTGAGTGGCAATACAACCAAAGGTCAGGCGGCCCAAATGTTTACAAGGTTGAGATCGAGGTGATAACATGACAGTGTGCGCTACACGCAGTTGCCGCACTTTTGGGGAAAGCGCCATTGGCGTGAGTACCCTTCTTTTTTTAGGAGTTTACAAGTGACTAAAAACTTGGCGTCAGACATGACAGTGCAAAAACGATCTGTAGGCAGGCCGACAGTCTTTGGCATTGATAATCCATGCTGGCAAACAATCTGTGAGCAGATGTCGATTGGCAAAAGTCTAAGCACGGCGATTAAGGCAGAAGGAATGCCTTCGTACCATGCCGTCATGCTTATGATTAAAAATAATCCTGAGTTTCGTGCGATGTACGAGAAAGCCATTGAGAATCGTGCAGATCGCCTGGCTGAAGAAATCCTCGAACTGGCTGACGAACAGATGCCAGATGGTTTAGAAGGCCCGATGGCCAGTGCTTGGGTACAACAGAAGCGAATGCAAGTCGATGCACGTAAGTGGGTGGCTTCAAAGCTCAAGCCCAAAGTCTATGGTGATCGTATTGACATGACCGTTACCGACACTCGAATCAGCGTCATGGATGCACTCAAAGACGCAAAGCAGCGTGTGCTAAAAGACGACAGCAACGTACTTGATGTTGAAATAAAAGAATCGTAAGGTGCAGGGTTGGGCGCTTTTCGCAGAAATTCTTTCTAACTACGCGCACGCGCACGAGTTGCGTAGACGCAACAAAAAGAAAGCTCGGCAACAAGAAAAGCATCGTCTACTTTATACAATCACCATTATGTTAAGTTGACCCTGAGTTATCCACAGAAAAAATACTACTCAAGCATTACAGTTTGAGTTATGCACAGGCAAATGTGGACAAGTGTGGAAAAGTACCTGTGGACAGTGGGTTTTGGCCTGCCCAGCCGGCCGCAGGGGGAGGGGGTAGGGCCGGCGCAAAGGGCCAAGGGAAAGCCGTCCCCCGCGAACAATTTTTAATATTTTTTCTTTTTATTTTTTCGTTTAACATCGCGCAATGCAAACCACGATCTACAAGCCCGAAGACGAACAGGAACTGATGGCCACGCT